AAAACTAAAAGGCTATTAGAAAATAATTTAATTTTAAATAATAAATACAATTATTTTTTTTTTAAAACTAATGCTGAATTATATTTACCAATTTCTATTAAAAATGAAATTATTCAAAAAATATTAAATTATATTGAATTTAAAAAAACTATAATAAATATTGATAATGATAATGATGTTATATACCATATAATGTATGAATTATATATATTATATAATAATTTAAGAGAAGAAGAAAAGATTTTAATAATGTTTTATAAATTATTATGTGAATAATAATTTATTTTAATAATTCTTTGTTTTGATTAGAAGTATTTTTATAATATCAACTAAATTTATTATTATTTTTTCTACCATTTGTTATTTTTTTCAACCTTTTATTTAAGTCTGGGTTTGTTACTTGATTCAATATCCATATCTCTAATAAGTTCTGCAAGTGCTTTTTCTGCAGCTGCATCTGAATCTACATCTATATCTTGATGTGTTTTTATATCAGTACTATTAGAACTTTTATTATTACTATCACTTCTTGATTTTGAATCAACTACAAATTGTCTACTTCCTAAATTTCTACTCACTAAACTTGTTAATCTACGAACAGAACCGATATTACTAATTTTTCTATCTCCATATTCATCAAATTTTTCAAGATGTTTATTAATATTTGTAATAATTTCGTTATATTTAGATATTTTTATTTCATCAGAATTTATTTTTTTTATTTTATCATTCTTATTATCTTCAATTTTTTTAATTTCTTTTTCTATAAGTGATAATTTAATTTCTTTTTGATTTTGTGTTTTTTCATTATCACTTTTTAATTTATTTAATTCTTGTATTTTTAAAGTATTATTTTTATTTTTTAATATTGATCGGTTATATTGATTAATATTTCTTTTAATTTCTATAATTTCTAAATTTAGATTTCTTGATGTATTTAATTTTGTTTGTTTATTAATTAATAAATTTGAAGCTTCTAAATTTAATTTAAGTGCACGTGTTTTAAGTTTTTTAATTCTCTCCAAATAATATAATTTTTTACCTTTTAATTTTTTAAAATCTTTTCGATGATTTGCTTCATTATATCTACTGGTAGGCATTTATTTAATACATATATAAAATTAACAATAAATATCAGAACCAATACAATTGATATTATTATAACTGATAGTAGTATTATTATTAGTTAAATCACAACTTTTGATATTTCCATAATTAAAGTCTTTGAATGTTTGTGGACAATAATTTTCTAATTTATCAGTTTCTTTATTAAGTATTTTGATATGGCTTTTACAATTAACAATATTAGCTTTAGAGAAGTCAGGTGGGTTGCAAGAATTATTATTATTACAATTAAATTTATTTTTAAGTTTATTATTATTGGGTATATCATTAATATAATTACAAATATTATTTAATTTAGATTTAGTATTAATATTAAATTCTTCACCAACACATGTATTATATTTATTATCCCACCAATTTAAATCATAATCAGAGCGTTTATTATGACAATGTTTAACATTAATTAATTCACCAGGAATAAGGTATCCATCATTATTACCAGAACCACAGTTTTTACTTAACATTTTATATAAAAATAGATTATGGTTTTCATCTTGATTTTTTTTAGTTAATTTAATCATATTATTACAAGAAATATCAGAAGAAATTTTATAAAAAGACATTTTTATTATAATATAATATAAATAAATGGTTACAATAAAAATAAATAATTTAGAAGATTATGAAAAAAAATTTAAAATAGAAAAAGATGCAATTTATTTATTAACAATGAATGATTGTAGATTTTGTAGATTAATGAAAAAGGAATGGAAAAAAGCAAAAAATAAGAATAAAAATATAAATATATATGAGATAGAATCAAAATTATTTAGAATGAATAAGGTATCAAAAAAAATTTCTAAATTTTTATTTTATTATCCGACAATTATAAAATATAATGGTAAAAATACGAAAATATTTGAAAATGATAGGAATGTAAATAATTTTGATGATTTTATTAAAAATTAAATAAATCGATCGAAACATTTAGAGTTATTTTTTTTAACTTCAGGTAAATTGATATTAATGAATATATCATCTTGATTAATATCTTCATCAAAAGTATTATTATTTTGAATGATAACATTATTAAAATTTTTCATAACATTAATAAATTTATTTTCATTAATAAGTACATTAAAGTCACCTGTTCCACATGGTGCTTTGTGTCCTAACATAACATTAGCACTAATACCATTTAAATTATCATATTCACTAAAAATACTTGCATTAACTAACATATCGGTAGTTTCTTCAAAAGAAGATTTAGCTAATGGTCCAACATCACTTCTGTTAATACCATGTCTATCAATAGACATTAATTGACCTCTACTGGTCATAGTATCAACTAATAATGATAAATGTCTATAGTTTAATTTACCTTCTCCGATAACATTTTCTAATTCAATAGCTAAAGCTTTTCTTGCAGCTTCAATTCCTAATAATTCATATATTTCTCTAATATCATTAGATTTTGATTTATAAGAATTTACATTTACATTTAAAAGAATTTCTTTCATATTGGATCCATCTGTATTTAAAGACCATTTATGAACTTTTTTAAATTCATTATCTTTATATTCAATATTTTCAATTCCTTCTAATGATACTTTTTTAATACCTTTAATACCTTTAATTAATAAATTATATATAATATTATATTCAATAGCTTTTAATAAAGTTAAATGATCTTCTTGTTCATATATACAATCTGAATTTTCTATCATTTTAATACGCATAATACATTGTTCAGAATTATCATCACTATATATACATTCAACAATATTTTCATAATATAAATTAAGTGAAGTATATATGTCAATCATATTTAATTTATATTCTAATAATTTTGATTTATTAAATATCATTCTAAGAACTAAATTACTAAATTCATCTTCTCTTTTATTACAATCATTTTTAAATTCATTAAACAAATCTATAAATTCGTTATCATTATGTATTTCAGATAATTGACCATCATCCCAATATATTTCACTTTTATCAATAATATCAGCAAATCTAATAATTTCAATATTATTTTTTATATTTAATACGTTTTGTTTATTTTTTTGTATTAATTCATTATCAGTATTAGTATCATTTAAATTTTTTGAAATTTCTGATATATCTTCTTTAAGGTATATATGCATCATGGGTGTTTTGATATTTTTACTAACACTTAATAATTCTTTTAATCTGGGAACTCCACTTGTAGCATTAACGGCAGCATCTGTTCCACTAACATGAAATGAATCTAAAGTCATTTGAGTTCCCATTTCTCCAATAGTTTGTGCAGCTATAATACCAACCATTTCACCTGGTTGTGCAATACTTTGTTTAAAATATTTAATAATTTTATCAATAATATAATCAAATATTTGTTTATTAAAATTGTATTTAATTAATATTTGTTTTGGATTTAAAAATATATTTAATAATATTCTAAAGAATAAGCAACATTTTTTATTAATTCCGACAATTAAATTTGTTTTAATCCATTTAATTTTATTTAAAATATATCCTCCATCTAAATCTGATTTACGTTTACCAATATTTAATGTTTTTAATTGATTTAATGCATTTGTTAATATACGTTTAAATGGTATAGGATATAATATTTCTTCATTATTTTTATTATCAAATACTTTAGTAATTAAAATTTCTCGATCTTGAATTAATTCATCAAATAATTCTCTATAATCTTTATAAAATTTAATAGTTTCAATTTCTTGTTTTTTATATAAATAAACTTTTAATATATCATTTTCGGATAATAAGTAATTTTCTTCTAATTCTATTTTATTCATATTAATTAAATTTTTAATATCATGACTTTCAATTTTTGAACCATTCATACCATCTTCTCCATATAAAAATTGAACAATTACACCTGTTGCATTTCTTACAGTAAAGTCATAATATATTTTAACATCTTCCATAGATTTAACTAATCTACGTTGAATATAACCAGTATCTGATGTTTTAACAGCAGTATCTATTAAACCTTCTCTACCTCCCATTGCATGAAAGAATACTTCTTGTGGTGTTAATCCGTGAATAAATCCATTTTCAACAAAACCTCTTGCTTCTGGTCCATCATCAAATTTTTGATAATGAGGTAAAGTTCTATTAGTAAATCCATAAGGAATACGTTTTCCTTCAACTTTAACTTGTGCAACACAACCCATAATTTGTGTAACATTACTTTCTTTTCCTTTACTACCAGAATTAACCATATTAATCATACGATTGGTATCATCATTAAGTATTTTACCATCCATACATACATTTTGAACATCTTTATTAATTAAATTCATAATATTAATAAGTTCATTTTCAATAAATTTTTCATTATCAAATATACCAGTATTAACTAATTCTCCTTTTCTAAATTGATTTAATTTAAGATAAGCTTGTTTTTTATAATCATTAATGATATTTTTAATTTTATTATTATTATCTTCACTCATAACTAAATCACTTAAACCAACACTAAATCCATCTAACATTAACCATCTACATATTAAACGTTGTGTATCATCCATAAATTTCATAGCAACTTTTGGACCAAAATCATGATATATTATAGGTATTAATCCTTTTGATCTATTTTTAAATGAATTTTTTCCTAATTTTCCTTCAATTATTTCACTATTAATAACTTTAAATTTACCAATTTCTGTATTAATATTGGGTGGTAATATTAATGAAAATACTTCTTTTCCTGTATATTCTTTTTTATATTTCATTGATCCTTGAAAATTTGAATTAACCATTTGTAAATTATATACATCTTTACAATCTATTTTAACTTTATTATCACTAATTCTATATGATCCTAATAATACATCTTGAACCATACCAATTATAGGTATTCCATCTTTTTGACTTATAATCATATATGGTATATAAGCTAAATCTCTTAATTCATTCATTGTTTGAACTGTTTGTGGATAATGCATATTCATTTCATCACCATCAAAGTCTGCATTATATGGTGGTGTATCTAAAACATTTAATCTGAAAGTTTTATATTGCATAACTTTAGCACGATGACACATCATAGACATTTTATGTAATGATGGTTGCCTATTAAATAAAACATAATCATCATCTTGTAAATGTCTATGAACAATATCACCTATTTTTAAATTATTAGCTTCATCAGATCTTGGACAATATTTTAAATTAATTGTTCTACCATTTTTTCCTCCTTTATTAATATATTTTGAACCAGGCCATTCTTCAGGCCCTTTTCTTACTAATTCTTGCATATCAGTAAAATTATTTTTATTAACAATTTCTGGAAATGTTAAATTCATTGCTATTTTTATAGGAACACCTAATTGATCTATAGATATATATGGATCTGGTGTAATTACAGATCGAGCTGATTGATCAACTCTTTTTGCATTTAAATTTCCACGAATACGACCATCTTTTTTTTTCATTCTATCTGATACACTTTTTAATTTTCTTCCATTTCTTTGTAATGATGGTGCTAATCCTGGTATAGAATTATCTAATAGTGTAAATACATGATATTGTAAAGCATATGCTATTTTTGATAATATATCAACTGATGCATTTTTTATTTTTTTTTCTTTATATAATAAATTATGTTTAACAATATCACATAATTTATGTGTTAAATCATCTTCTCTTCTTTGACCACTTTCTTCAATAACACTTGGTCTAACTGCTGGTGGACATACAGGAAGTATAGTACTAATTAACCATTCTGGTCTGGACCAAATTGAATTAAAACCTAATAATTCTATATCTTTATCACTTAATCTTTTAAATATTTTTAATACTTGTTCTGGTAATATATCCATTTCATATTTTTCACCATCTTCACCATCACCATACTCTAATTTTAATTTTATTGTATCTTTTTTTACATTATAATGTAAAGAATTACCACATCCTAAACAACCATCAAATCCACATCCTTGTTCTATTTTTACTTTTGATGGAATATTTGATACAAATTTTACATATGCATCAAATCTTTTTTGATTATTTTTTATATTTAATATTTTAGTAATTTCATCTTTATAATTTTGATTTGTAGTTTCTTTTGTTACAAATAATTTACTACAATGAAAACATACACATTTTAATAATTTTTTTGTTATATCAAAAAACATTGCATGATATAATGGAGTTTCTAATTTTATATGTCCCATATGATTTGGACATAAACTTGCTTTTAATCCACATGTTCCACATAATCTATCTAAAGCTAAAACTCCCATTCTTATATCAAATAATCCATTTATTACTGGTTCATTTGCTGAATATGTATCAGTTTTTGTTATTTCACATACTGATCTTTTTAAAATTTCATTTGGACTTAATATTGAAAATTGAATACCTTTTACTTCTTCTATATCCAAATCTTGTTCTATATTATATGATAAACTTGAATATAACGGCATTATAATATATTTATATTATAGGATTTATTTTTATATATATCATTTTTTTATTATTAAATTTTCTTTTATATAATATTTTAACTTAAGAGGATATTCTTTATTAAAATATTCATGTTTCTTCAATAATTTATATAAATAAATTTATATAGATAAAATTATAATAGTTAGGATAATCAGATTTATTATTTTAATAATAATATTCATTTATTTCAAATTGAAATAATTATCAAGAATTTTATACAAATAGTTATTATTAATATTCTCATAAAATTAGTAATATATCTAAAAGATATACTTATAAAAAAATAATTACTAAATTAAATAAAATACTTTATTTTTATAAATTTATTATCATACTATTTAAATAACGTTTCTTTATATTTATATTTGGTAAAACAATTGACATTGGATGATTTTCATTTAATATTACATAAATAAATAAATATATTGTTAATACTATTATTATAGTCTTTAATATATCCTTTGTTGACGTATAAATTATACATAATAATATTATTAATTGAGCTATTGGACTTTTTAATAATTTTTTTTGATAATCTGTTAATTCTAATGTTAAATATTTACTTCCAATGTGTATTATTGCAATTGACATTAATGATAATGGTTCAATCATTTTCTTCTTTCTTTATTATTAATATAATATCCAAATATACTGCTATACATATTATTAATATTAATAAACCTATTTTTAAATCCCATTGCATTATATAATATGATAATAATACCAATATTAATAATAACCATGGATTTTCATGTATTAATAATATCCAATATGGATTTTTAATTGATGGATTTAATGCTATTATTGTTACATATAATACTAATATTATTAGTATTATCAATTTTATTGTTTCTTCCATTTTATTTGTTTTATATATTAAAGATAAAATATGTTGTATGCTAATTTAGATGAAGCTTATAATATACCTATTAATAAAAAAAAGAAAAAGAAAAAAGATAATAAAATTGAATTTGATACTATTGAATCATATGATAAATTTGAAAAATCTGATACTCCATTAATTAATTTTGATAAAGGACGTGATATACAAACTTATAAAACTACATTAAATCATTGTGAACCTTTACAAGCACCACCATATCGTTTTCCTATTGAAGAAGAAGCTAAAATACATTATGATAATACTATTAATAATATGAATACAACTTTTAATCCAAATAATAATTCAAATAATAATTTTACTATTAATGATAATACTTTTGATCCTAATCAAAATATTAATGATAATTATTATGGTATTAATTATGATAATTATCTTAATAATATTGATGATTATTATGAAAAAAATAATAATAATTATAATAAATTAAATAATAATAAAAAAAATAATAATAAAAATAATAATAAAAATAAACAAGATAATAAAATTAAAAATATATTAGATAATGATAATGATAAAACTTATGAAATTTTATTATTATTAATAATGGCTATTTTAATAATTTTAATGTGTGAAATTATAGTAAGAATCGTTTCATAATTTTATTCAACTTCATGTTCATATAATAATGTATGAACATTTAATGGTATTTCTCTTCCAACTCTATAAGCCCGTCCAATAGCTTGATGTTTATAACTTGACATGGCATGATATATAATTACATCTGTTGCAAAACTTATATCAATTCCGGATCCTGCATAAGTAGTATTTAATAATATTACTTTTAATTTACCTTCTTTAAAATTTTTTAAAATATTATTCATACAACCTGTATTTCCTTTTATTTCATTAAAACTTATATTATTTTCATTTAATATATTTTTAATATTAGTAAATCCATTTTCAATTTTACTAAATATTAAAAATTTACCTTCATTATTTTTTTTAATAATATCTAATAAAATATTTTCTTTACTTCTCGATATTATATTATCATTATCATTATCATTATTTTTTATTTTTGTTAATATTGTTCCAGATAAATCAATATTTTCTCTACATTCTGGACAAGTTTTTTTTGTTTTATGCCATATTATTAAACATTTTGAACAAAATGTATGGGAACATTTTAAATATATTGGATTAGAAATATTATCTAAACATATACTACATATTTTTTCATCAATATATGATAATCTTTTTGTTAATTCTGATAATCTATTTTCTAAAATTAATATATTATTCGATATTAATTCTATTTTTAAATTTCTTTCATTTTCATCCATTTCTAATCTATTATAATGTTGTAATTCACATTTTTTATTATGAATATCTTTTTTTAAATTTGCTGTAAATATATCAATAATACTATTTTCTGATATTACTTTACCACCCATCTCTTTAATCATTCCTTGTAAATCACTTGCATCTAATTTTTCTATTAAACTTTTTGATAAAAATGGTCTTATTGCATTTAATTTTGATGACATTTTACATTTATATATTGTTTCATATATTTCTGGTAATTCAAAACTTTTTTTAATAAAATTGGAATTTGATTTTACTGTTATATAATTCAATTCATTTTTTAATAAATTTTTTATTAAACTTATATTATTTGTTAATCCTGATTTTATATATAATATTTTTGAATAACTTGCACTTATTAACCATAAATATAAATAAGATAAATTTCCTATACTATTTAAAGTATCATGTGCTTCATCTACTATTATTCTTGACCAATTTAATATTAAATTTGAATTATAATAATACATTAATAATTTTCTTAATGTTGTATTTTTAATTAATATTGCATCATATTTTTCAAAATATTTTTTTATTATTTCTTCATTTCCAATTCTTAATTTTGGTAATGTCTTTATTTTTCTATAATCATCTATTTCTAATATATTTAATGTTGTTTGTTTTTTTATTGTCATTCTCCATTGATTATATACTGGACCACGTGGTACTATTATTAATGTTGATTTTATAAATTTATCTGATATATTATCTATAGTTGGATTTATATGTTTAATTATCATACTATTATTATCATTATTATTTATATTGATATTATAAGTTTTTATTGATTTATCATTTATAAAAATATTATTTACTTTTAATTCAGATATTAATGATAATGCTATTAATGTTTTACCATATCCTACTTTATCACCAATTATTCCAATATTTGTTCTTATTTCATAATAATCTTCATTATTTATATTTTCCTTATAATAAATATATTCATTTTGTTCCATTTCCATTATTTTATATAATCCTGCTAATTGATGTGGTTTTAATTCAGTTTTAATATTTTTTGGTTGTTCATATAATTTAGAATTTTCATTTAAATCTAATGTATAATAATTTTCATACATAATTATATATACTATACTATATTATATTATAATACTTTATATAATTTTTTTATAATAAAAATATGAAAAAACTTATTATTCCACCTATTATTAGAAAAACTGGTAAATAAACTAATGTTACAAAACCTAATTTTATCATTAATGGAAATAATAATAAACATAGTAATATAATTAATAATATTAAAACTAATATTAATTTTATACTATAACCAAACATATATATAAATAATTCTAAATATCTTACAATATTACTATTTTTTAATATTATTATATCATAAAATATATGTATTATTATTAATATTATTAATAATAATATTATTATTATTTTAATACTTATTCTTTTATTTTCTTTTTCTTCCAATTCTAAATTATCAAAATCTTTTGAAACCATTTTATTTCTTATTTTTAATAAATAAAATTATGTCATATCTAAAACAATATAAATTAAAAGATATTGGTAAAGAATTTAAAGATATTAAAGACAAATTACCTACAGTATACGGTGGTAATTCTGATTCTAATATTATTAATACTTTGCTTCAAACTACTACCTTTGAAAATATCTATTTTAATGAAAATTCAAATATTGATGACTCTTATAATATTAAAATTAATGATATATATCATACCTATAGTAGTAATATATATAATTTAAATTTATCTTCAAATAATAATGATGATAATATATATAATTTTACAATTGATAATTATGATACAAATATTAATTATTATTTTAATTATATTAAAATACAAAATAATATAATTGATACTAATATTGATATTACAAATATAACTATTAATAATTATAGTAATAATAATTTTGATCAAACTATTGAAAATAACTATTATTATAATAATTCTGATTTTAATGATATTAGAATTGATAATTCTAATATTATTATCAATATTGATACATCAGATCAAAATCTTGATTATAGAATTGATCTTAATTTGATTAAAGAAAGTAAATCAGATACTTATTTAAATAAAAATTTAATATTTCAAAATAAAATTAATTATCTTGATAATCTTAATAATTTAAATAAAATAATTTTTAAAAATGATGGTTCCATTGGAATTGGAACAGATATAACACATAATTATTCTTTGTATGTTAATAATATTAGTAATACGAAAAAAGGTATTTATTGTGCAGATGATATTACTATTTTAAGTGATATTAATTTTAAAAAAGATATTAAAACTATTGAAAATCCTATAGATAAATTGATTAATTTAAGAGGTGTTACATATAAAAGAATTGATAGAGATGATGATAATATAAGATATGGTTTTATAGCACAAGAAGTTCAAAAAATATTACCGGAAGCTTGTGATGGTGAAAAAGGAATTAAACAAATAGATATTGTTGCATTAGTTGTTGAAACAATTAAAGAATTAATTAAAAAAAATAATCTTAAAATTTAAATAAATGCCTACATCTAAAAAATCTTCATCATCATCTTCTTCTCAATCTACTTCTTTATCATCATCTGGTTATAGAACCAAAATTAATGAATTTGATACATATTTATATAATTTTAATAATGTTTGGTTAGTTGAAAAAACTAAACAAATTAATAAAACTTTTCAAAATCTTGAAAAATTAAAAAATAAATTAAGAAAAGAACATAAAATTGATCAATTAAGAACAACTAATCAAATAACAAAAAATAAAATTATTAAATTAAAAACTAAATTAATTAAATTAATTGAAACATTAGAAAGTTATTCTATAAAAAAAAAGAATTAAAAGATTGTATAAAATATTATAAAAATAAATTAGATGGTTTAAATGATAAAAATATAGAATGTGTATATAGTAAAAAATATAAACAACAAAAATGAATTTAATTAATATTATTATATTATAAAATAATGATTAAAATATTATTATTAATAATATTTATAGAATATAATTTAATATATTTTATAAAATCAAAAGAAAATTATAATAGTTTATTATTTATTTAATTTAAAATTGTACGTAAAATTTTATTTAAGATTCCATTATTATCATAAATAACTGATATTAAAATTATTAAATTTGAATATTTATCTTTCCAATAAATAGAAATAATAAATTCTTGATTATCATTAATAATAATAGGTATTTTAATTATAATTTCATTTGAAATCATAAAATAATTAGATGTATAATCAGATAAATCATTAATATTGATATATTTATTTCTATAAGGAAATATTTCAATATTTAATGGATAATTCATAAATTCAGTTCTAACAAAATAAATATTTTTATGAAAAAAATTTATAAAATCGGAATTATTAACATGTGAAATATTATTGTTATTATTCCAATATAAAGAATTAAGATAAATATCTTCTTTATTAATAATAATTTCTTTTAAATATTTAAAATTGAAATTATATTTAATTTTGATATTAATATTAATGTTATTAATATATTCATGATATATAATAAAATTAAAAAATAAATTTTTATTTAAATCTGATGTTCCTATATATATATATTTATTTTTAGCTAATATATATGTATTTAATTCATTTGGATAAATAATACCTAAATTAGTATTATTTATAATATTTATATTTTTTATTTTATTTAATTTTAAAATATCATAATTTCTATTTGTTCTAAAATAAGTAAATTCCTTATTATTTGTTAAATTTTTATTTAAATCATTTCTTTTAATTGTATGGAATTTTTCTACTAATTTTATATTAGTTTTATTATAAATTTTATATTTTGAATATAATCCATATTTTTTATTATTATAATTTATATTTTTTATATAAAATAACCAATTTTTATCAATAAATGTATTAAAACATAAACTAATATCAATTAATAAAATTAAAATTAAAATTAAATATTTCATTAAATTATAATAATAATAATAATATTTTTTTATATATAAAGATAATTATATATATATATATATTATAATAATTTTTTTATAATATTTAGGGTGTGTACAGCAAAAAAAACCAATAAAAAATGGAAAACGTGGTAATAATTTAAATAATAATAACAATTTTTAGTAATATATTAATAATTAATATATTTTATATCGATCGTTTTCAAAAGACCCGCACCCTGAATATTAATATATTTAATTTTTTTTTTTAGTTAATTTTTTTTTTATAACTGGTTTTTTTTGAGTTATTTTTTTTTTATAATTACCACCCATGGGTTCGCTCATTCTATTATGCCATGCTGTATATCCTTTTAATTTTTTTTCATTATTTGATAATATATGATTTTCTCCTTTTTCTTTTTCTATTATTA